AGATGAAGTTCGTTACTACATCAAAGCAGAAAAAGGAATCAAGCAAGAATTACGAGATTATTTCTCGTTCATGGTACCCGGTGCCCAATATATGCCCATGTTCAAACGGCGTATTTGGGACGGTAAAATTCGTCTGTTTGACATTCTATCATCTACCCTACCACGTGGATTAAAAACATATCTTCAAAAATTTGCAGACGACCGCAAATACAGTATATCTATAAAAGAAAGCGAGAAAAAGTTATGTATAACCCCGGAACAACTTCAGGAATACTACAAAACTTTGAAGGTATCGGTCAAGAAGCAGGCCGTGGATATGCACCCTCACCAATCTCAGGCAATCGTACACGCTATAAACAATCAAAGGTGTGTAATCATATCTCCGACAGGCTCTGGAAAAAGTTTGATAATATACGTCTTGCTCCGCTTTCTCCAATCCGTGTTAAAGTCAGACAGAAAAATATTGATATTGGTTCCCACGGTTGGCTTAGTAAATCAGATGGACTCTGATTTTTTTGATTACTCAAAAGCAGATACATCATGGTCATGCAAAAAATATGTTCATAAGATTAGTGCCGGAGCCGATAAAGATACCAATAAACAAATAATAGTTTCTACTTGGCAATCAATTTATAAACTGCCAAGAGTATGGTTTGATCAGTTTGATGCAGTTATCTTTGATGAATGCCATCAAGCAAAAGCCGAATCAATAAATCTGATTGGCCAAAAGATGACTAAAGCATGGTTCAGAATCGGTACAACAGGAACGTTGGATCAGGCACAAGCACATCGTTTGAGCATTGAAGGCATTCTTGGGCCGGCAGTTCAGTTCATACAAACAAAAAACCTAATGAATAAAGGTTTGCTTGCAACGCTTGGTATTGATTGCATACTACTTAAATACTCAGAAGAAGAAAAGCAATCACTAAATAAACAAAGATACCCCGATGAATTGAAATGGATCGTTGCAAATGAAAAAAGAAACGAATTCATCAAAAACCTCGCCATCTCAACAAAAGGCAATACGCTCATTCTCTTCAACTACGTTGAGATCCATGGCAAGCCACTCCACGATGTCATACAGACATCAAGAGGCGATAGACCGGTATATTTTATCTCTGGAAAAACAGAGGCTGATACAAGAGAACGAATACGCAAGGTTGTGGACAAAGAAAGTAACGCAATTCTTGTGGCAAGTTTTGGCACCACTAGCACTGGCATTAACATTGTTAACATCGATAATATTATATTCGCTTCTCCTACTAAATCTATAATTCGTCTTCTTCAAAGTATTGGTCGTGGACTTCGTGTATCTTCAAAAAAGAAAACATTGAAAGTTTTTGATATTGTAGATGATCTTTGCTACAAGTCATATAAGAATCATGTATATAGACACTTTGAAGAGCGATTAAAAATATACAAAAAAGAAAAGTTTGACTATAAAATAGTCAGCATGTCTTTTGAGCAACCTTCCGAAGATAAATAGATTAGGAGGGCTGCTATGTCTGACTTAGTACCCGGTCCCCATTTCGATGGGATAGTAAGAGTTGTTAAACTTATGAATGGCGACGAACTACTTGGAATAGTTCGTGATGCAACTGTGGATAGAATTGTCTTAACTATGCCAGCTAAACTTGAAACGGCTCTTTCAAGAGACAAAGACAACACTATAATTGAATATATTAAACTAACCAATTATGCAATTAATGTTGCAAATTATGAAATAACAATCAATAGAAATGCAGTCATGTATATGGCTCTTCCTATTCCAGAACTAAACAAAATGTATGAAGCCTTCTTTTTGGCCATGCAAAAAGATCCCAATTCTATTATTTCAAATAGCGAAGATGAAATTTTTACTGGCCCACAAGCCGGACTTCAAATGTTGAACGAACTATTCAATAATGAAGATTTTGTAAATTTTGTAAATGATTTGATTGATAATTTTGAAGGCGTTGATATAATGGCTGATTTGGATGAAGAGGATCTTGGTGAAGAAGAAGAAACTGAAACAAATTTATTTCTAGAATCCCCTATAATTGATCCGGTTCCAGAGGAGGCTCCCAAGCCATCCAAACGCAAGAAACGCAGCAGAATGAATCCTGAGACCAAGGATATACCTTTTAATCCAGAGGGGAACCCAAATTCAGCCGAAGGTTGGTCTGATAATCCAGAAGATTATATTTAAATCGTTCCCAAAAGAACATCTGGTGCATCTGGGCAAATTTCATAATATGAATATTTAAATTTGCAAGATGTTTTTTGTATTATGGCATCGGAACTATCGGTCTGGAACATAATTCCACCCAATTGTATTGGGATGATATATTTGAAATTTATTGTCGTTTTTATGCATCTCGTAACAGGATCATATATTCCGAGACTTGCATTCCAATGCCAATTTTGGTATTCCAAATTATTGCTATTGTCGTCAATAATATTTGCCATGTTTCTCATCCAAGAGTAGATGCTTTTCCAGTTACTTAGTTCGGAATCCACTATAAATTCAACGCTCAGAGGTTCATAATTGAACTGTAATGTTGGGATTGGCACTGTAGTACCAAAAATTGTAGGTTGTGCGCTATCTGGAATGCTGCAACCGGGCAAATTTGCTTTTTGGCAGTTCAATTCAAATTGCGTAGTACCTCTACCAAAAGTCAAGGTAAAGTAACTATTATAAAGTGGATTGATATTATTGTTACAACTCATAAAATTATTTATCCCAAAGCAAAAGTCCTCCCCATTTCTGGGGAGGACTTTGAAGTGTTATTTAACCTATGCTACTGGATTAGTAGGAGTTACCGTGCAAGCTCTTGATTGCTGTGATACGGTAGTATTGGTTTAGACCTTGAGCTAGTGTATCTTGGTCTGGGACGTTGTTGCTATTAAGAACATATGGATTGGAAACTACACCATAACGAGTCTTAAATGCAATACGTGGTTGGAAAGTAGCAGGATCAACTGCACGTACCATTTGTAGCGGAACGTATGGGCAGTAGAACAGACCAGCATCATAAGGTGAGTCTCCCTTATAACCAACGCAGAAGAAGTTTACACCTGCGGGGCTATATGGATCGATATAAACCTTAATCTTACCACTCAAGATACCAGCAAAGGTGCTTTGAGTGTCATCAACATTTAGTTGAGGAGCAATTGCTGGGCTGAGGCTCATGAATCCTGACATGGCTAGGGCGGCTGCGGTATCGCTATCGCAGATTACAAAGTTACCCTTACCACGACGGGTTTCCTTGGCAATATAGTTGCATTCGCGTTCAATTTGGAAACTGAGGCCACGGAAACGTTCAGCAGACCAACGACCATCTGCATCGGTATCCATGTTGTATACACCACCTGGTTTGCTTCCAATATTTGTATATTGAAGATCAGATTGTTGTGAACCAGTCTTAGCAACATAGTAAATGGTCTTGACGATTTCGCGATTGATTTCGGCAAGAATTTCTGTGCTGAGTAGGTTAGCTAATTCTGCTTCGGCGTCGAGACCGTGAACAGCCTTAAGGTCTTGGGCCAATTCAACAGTATAGTTGCTGCTTAGAGCGCGTGTACGGGCTGCAACAGCAACACGGTCGATTGAGAACGCCATTTGGTTCCAAGTACCATATTGAGCAGTTCCTGGAGTAACGTAACCACCGCTAGTTCCAGTAGGATTGCTTCCGATACCTTCACCGTTGTTTGTTAACAATCCACGTAGATTTGCTATGGCGCTACTACCAATATTATACCAGCTGGTTAAACCGTTACCAATATTCCAACCAGCAGATACACCCTTAGATGCAGCAAAGGTTGAATCCAAAGTCCATCCTGAACCACCGTAAGATGGTTGTGGTTCTTGGAACATGGCTTCGACATAACCGGGTTGACCGTAGGTTTTGCCTGTACCAGCGTATTGGTAATTTGCACGCATGGCAAAGATCAAACCTGTTGGCGCGGTCATTGGCTGAACGCCGCAGATGTCATAAGCCATCAAGTTTGGCATGGAACGACGGATCAACGAGATGAGAACTGGATCATAACCAGATACTGCACCAACGTTGTAACCAGTAGAAGTGGCTGGACCACCAAAGTTAGAGCCACCAGAGAAAGTTCCTTGGCTCATATCTTCGGTTAGATGTTGTTGACGAAGGGCTTGTTCTTGGTTTTCGAGAAGAACGGCGGTGACCTTCTTACGGTATTCGTCTTGAATGGTTGGAAGAGCCTCGTGTTCTAGTACGGGATTCCACTTTTCAGTCAAAACGTCATATGGTGTATTTTCTTGAAAATTCATTGTAGTTATTATCTCCTAGTGAGTAAAATTATTTAGTAAAGTAAAATTTTAGAGTTTCTTGTTAAGTCTTCCGAGTGCACCAACGTAGTTTTCTACGAGGTTTGTTGATGCAGTTCTAACTGGAGCAAACGTTTGTTCTGGCTCGATTGTGCGAGCAGGAGCAGGACGTGTGTTCAAGTAATTTTCACGAATTGCAACGAGCTTTTCGCGGTATTCTTCTGGGCTTTCAAAGGAAACGTTTTCCATCAAACCTTGAAGTTTTGCAACTTGAGTATCAGCAAGATCCTTTGTTTCTGCAACAAAGATTCCAGCACATTCAGTTAGAGAAACTTCCTTGCGGAGGTTGATGTTGTAATTATAAGCCTCATTTAGTTTTTCTTCTAGTTCTCTGTTTGAAGCATAAAGTTCGTCAAGAACATTGTACTTCTCGGCAGGAACGTCGATGTAGTGATTTTCAAAAAGGTTCTTTAGACCGCTGATGAAGTTTTCAGCAATTTGGGTCTTGATACCTTGTTCGATGGCTACTGAATTATCAGTCATCCATTCTTCTACAACGTAATCTAGATAATCATCGACCTTTCCAACCAAAGATTCGGTGATGTCGTCAAGATAAGTCTTTACGTTTCCGTCAACGTTTTCAACGATTTGTGAAACGACTTTTTCTACACGATCAGAAACAGCGGCCTCAAAGATAGCTTCGAGTTTATTGACCAGAGAAGCGTCTACATTTTCTCCAAGAAGAGAAATTAAAGCGTTGCGGAATTCAATCTTTGCTTCTTCGTGCATTTCTTCTTCGTGTTCG